TGCCGGCGGAGGCGAAACCAACGCGACCGCCAAGGTCGAGATCCCGGCCAACTGGAAGGATCTTACCTGGCAGGAGCGTCGGTCGCTCGCGTCCAAGCTCAGCGAAGATCCGATCAGCAACGGTGAGGAAGCCAATGCTGCGATCGAAGCCGAGCTGAAGCGCAGGGGCTAAGCGGAGCCCTTCTGAGGGAGGTCGGTGGCTTCATCGACCTCCTTCTTCAACTTGTGCTGGCCGTCGCCATCCGTGTTCTCACTGATCGTATTCACGTCCTCGCCGGACTCGGCGACGTCGGCAACGTCATTGGGCATGACAGTGTCGTCTGTGCCCTGAGTGGCGGTTGGCTTCTTGGGATCATTCATGGTTGTTCTCCTTCCGGAGACCGAACAATTTGCGACGGATTTAGGTCCCGCCAACGGAGCTCCGCATGAACGTGATCGATGCCATCAACCGAGAGCAGCGACTTGCGGTCACAGACAATGGTGAGATCTGCCAAATCACCATCCTCTTTGATCGTGACGGCGACGAAACCGACGATGCCGGAGCCGCTGTGGCTGCCGTCATCAAGCTTTCTGACAATGAATGGCTGACGGTCGACTTAGCTGCCTTCCAGACCGCGAGGATGAATTGATGACTAACGTCGAGAAGTTTCAGCCGGTGGAAGTTGGAGAGAACTATCGTTTCGATCCGGATGAATTGCTGGAAGCAGCCAAAGGCCAAAGCTTCACTGATCTGGTGATCCTGGCAGAGCAACCGGATGGCGAATTGTGGGTCAGCGGCATGGCGAACGCTGGCGAGACTATGATCCTGTTGGAGCGGGCGAAACATCAAATCGTCTTCGGGGAGTGATCAATGCCAGATCATTACGGAACTCTTCCGGCTGCACTGGCCTACCATGAAGTACGAGGCAATGCGGCTTGGACCGCTGCAGACGTAGACGACGACAAGAGAACCGCTGCCATCGTGCGCGCCTCGCAGGCTCTTGATGCGCTCTATGGTGCTCGCTACCCCGGCGTGGTCGCTTCTGCTGATCAGGATCTCCTCTGGCCGCGTGCCAATGTGATCTGGCGCGGCGAAGATCTGGCTGCAGATGACGTGCCCGCGCCGATCGAGAAAGCCACCTACGAGCTTGCTCTTCGGGAACTGGTCAAGCCCGGCTCTCTCGCTCCAGACGTGACCGCTGGTCCGCAGAAGGTGCTGACAGAGGTCAAAGGCATCAAGTGGAGCGTCGTGGGGGGACTATCGGCGAAGGCCGCGCTGCCGATCGTCGACGGCATCCTGGCTGAGATATTGGAGCCAACACCGGGAGTGACGTCTGTTTCAACTCTGGCGAGGCTTTAGCCCGAGATGCGAAAGCAGGAAGTCGGCCCGCTCCTCGACCGGCATTTTCGGAAGGAGCACAGTATCATAGCCCAGCGTGGGGTAGAACGAGAGGAGCCGCTCATACTCCTCCAGAGCCGCCGTCATGTCATGCCGGCGCTCATCGTCGTTGACGTAGATCTCCGGCCAAGGTGGCGTGAGGAACACACTCCTGTTGAAACGGGGAAGCTCAAACCTTGTTCTTTCGCCGTATGCCTGCTCAAGGGCTGCAGTCGCATCCAATAGACCTCGGTCGAAGAACACGGGTCCGTCTAGTGTCTTGGCCGCGTAAATGTCAGCGAGGGACACCTCGATTGCTCTCCAAGCAAACGCCGCGAGGTCGATCCAAGGCAGCGCGCGTCCTCCGGCGGCCATCTCCTCGGCAACAATACGCCGACCCGGCTCCTCGACGGTGGCATAGCCTCTAAGATGCAACTCTTCCAGGAGGGTTGATTTGCCGCCACCAGAGCAGCCTGAAATGATGACGAAGCGGTCCATAAGCTTCTCCCTTGTTGAGGAACCCAAGCATGCCGGAGGACTGGAACGCAATCTCCGCCGAGGTGGCCGACGCCATCCGATCCGTTTCCGACGTTTCCCAACCCAGCGGCTACCCCGTGACGCTGCGCATACCTGGCGAGGTCACTGGCCCGGAATGGGACCCGCAACCGGGAGAGCCGGTCTACAAGACGTTGTACGCCGTGGAGGGCTTTCAGGAGGTACGGGACGCCTCCGGCACGCTGATAGGCCAAACCCGCCACACACTTACCGTTACGGCCGATCCCGACGCCGTGCCGATGAAGTCCCACCAGGTGGCGGTCGGTGTGAAGGCGGAGGACGTCGGGGCTGATACGGCCTTCGTTGAAATCATTGAAGTGCGGCCATTGGCTCCGGCAGGGGTCGCCGTCCTCTACGAACTCGACATTGCTTCCTAACCCAAAAGGATCACCATCATGGTCAAGGTTCTCCTCGAAAAGACGTACAAGGCCCGCAAGCCGGGCGTGACGCTGGACATCCCACAGTCTGAGGCGGAAGCCGTCGAACGGCTCGGGCTCGGCAAGATCGTCGGTGGGCAGAAGACCGCGCCGAAGAAGACCGAGAAACCCGCGGCTGAGTAATGCCAACCCTTCGCCAGCAACTCCTTGCCCTGATCGAAAAGCTCGAGCCTGAGGCAGAGCGAGCTTTCCTCGCTGCCATCGATGACATCAAGTCGGAGATCGTGCTGCGGGAGGTGATCGAGGCTCTGGAGCGGCGTGACGTGGAAGGCGCGGTGCAGGCGCTCAACATTGAGCCATCCGCGTTCAGACCTCTTTCCGAAGCGCTACGGCAAGCCTTCAATGAGGGCGGGCTGCTGGTCGTGCAGAGAATGCCGCTGATCCGCGATCCGATGGGCGGCCGCGTCGTCGTTCGCTGGGATGCGCAGAACCAGCGAGCCGAAGCAATCATCCGTGAGCAGTCCTCAAAGCTGATCACGGATATCTCCGAGCAGACGAAGCAGGCCGCGCGCGAAGCCATCACGGCGCGATATGCCGAAGGGCAGGGGCCACGGTCGATCGCTCTGGACCTGGTCGGGCGTCAAAGCCGGATCACGGGTAAGCGCGAAGGCGGGCTGCTTGGGCTGAACCGGCCGCAGTCGGAATTGATGGAGCGGACGCGGGTCAACCTACTCTCCGGCGATCCGGAGCTGATGCGCAAGTATCTCTCGCTCAAGACCCGCGACAAGCGCCACGACGCTGCCGTGAGACGCGCGATCGACGCCGGCAAGCCACTTGATGCCGCCACGCTTGAAAAGGTGCTGACGAGGCTTAGAGACCGGAACCTGAAGCTGCGCGGGGAGACAATCGCCCGCACGGAAACGCTGACGTCGGTTATGGCCGCCAAGCATGAGGCATATCAGCAGGGGCTTGATCGAGCCGGACGGGATGCAACGCTCGTCACCCGCAAGTGGCGCTCCGCAAGTGATGGCAGGGTTCGGCACAGCCACATGGCGCTCCATGCGCAGGAGGTGACCGGGATGGATGCTCCATTCATCTCGCCTCTGGGAAACATGATGCGCTTTCCGGGTGACACTTCGATGGGTGCCGGTCCTGAGGACATCATCGCCTGCCGCTGTGACGTCGACTACGTCTTCGACTTCGCAGAAGCCTATGCTCGCTCACGAGGCCGCTGATGGACTTCGCCGCAACGGTAGGGGAATGGGCGCGGGAAGAGCTTGAACGTGCTGAGGCGGTCTTCCAGACGGCGGCACAGACTGTTGCGAACGAGGTGCGGACGCCATTTGCAGAGGGCGGGCGGATGCCGATCGACACCGGCAACCTGAGGCGGTCTCTGATGGCGTCAACGGCGGACATGCCGACGGTGAAGCCTGAACAGGAATCGTTCGCTGACAGTGGCATTGAGATGGTCATCGCCGGGGCTGAATTGGGCTCGACCGTCTATCTCGGCTTCCAGGCAGCCTATGCGCTGCGCATGGAATACGGCTTCGTCGGGACCGACAGTCTCGGACGGACCTACAATCAAACGGGCTACGGATTTGTAGAGGCTGTGGCGCAGCGCTGGCAGCAGATCGTCAATGAGGCGGAGGCGAAGGTTCGGGGCCGCTTTGAGGGCGGTTCTCGCTGAGCATGATCAGCATCGCGCGCTGAATCATGTCCGTGTTGCGCAGGAACAGATCAATCACAGCCTGACCGCCTTCCGTTGAGCCTTGCTGTCCGCTGAACAGACGGATGGCCTTCTCGAGCAATTCGTAAATCTCGCGGTCGCTGATGGGTTCGGCCATGGAAAGAGGACGTAGCACGAATGGCCGCGACGGTTGAACAGGATATTTTCAGAGGGCTGCGGACGCACGTCGACAGTTGGCCTTTGCCTGCCGATTGGACAATGGCTGCGAACGTCGCCTTGCCCGGCCTCTCGTTCACGCCACCCACGGGGAAGCCTTACGTCAGCATCGAGATCCATTTTAATCGCTCAATTGAGACGGACCTTTCGCTAGAGATGGACCCGATCAGGCAGGGCTTCATGCGGACCAACGTGCATTGGCCTGTTGGCAAATCGCATGACTTCCCGCTGGCCGTCGCTGCCAGCCTCCGTGCTCACTTCAAGCGGGGTACCAAGATCGTCTTCGACGGCACAGTGATCCGCATAGACGAGGATCCGGAGATTGGCGTGTTCGTCACGGGCACCTCGCACGTCACTCTGCCAGTCACCACCAGGTGGCGTTGCTACCCGCAAGTTCCGGCCTGATTGGCCTGCCTCCATGCACCTTAGGCAAGTGCGCGATCAGACATGAAGGAAACTGAAATGGCACAGCTCTACCCTGTGGCAGGCGCTAAGTTTTTCATTGGCGGAACCGCTGTCACGAACGTTCCCGATGATGCCGATCTGACGGCCGCCAACTTCACCGCTGTCGTCTGGACGGAGATCAAGGGTTGGCAGACCATGGGCGCCATTGGCGACAGCGCGACGCTGATCACTGAGTCCATCATCTCCAACGCCCGCGACATCAAGGCCAAGGGGACTCGCAACGCCGGCTCGATGCAGAACAACTTCATCATCATGCCGGAAGACCCTGGCCAAATCGCGCTGATCGCTGCCGAAAACAGCCCGCACAACTTCCCGTTCAAAATTGAGTTCGATGACGAGCCTCCAACCGGCGCGTCTCCCACGCCGACCACGAAGCTCTTCTATGGCATCGTCATGTCATCCTCGGAGCAGGGCGGCGGTGCGAACACGGCTCGCCTCCTGTCCGGTAACGTCGAGATCAACTCGGCAATCATCACTGTTCCAGCAGCAACGGGTGATTGATGAGCGACGGACAGAACACGGTTGACCTCTCCCGCTTCGAAGCCCTC